GGCACATACGGGGCCGTCCAGGTGGGAGGCTGGGGCCAAGCAGGGATGCTCCGGATGGCCGAGGCCGCACGCTGGGCCGTGATCTCGTATGCGCTGCCTATCATCGCCACGGTGCCGTGATGGGAGATAGCAGTGTGATCGAGGCCATACATCTCAGTATCCACGTCCTCGATATTGCGCACCGCGTTCCTGGCCCACCGTTCGTATTCGCTCTCGGCATCCATGATAGTGTCTATCACGTCGCCTACCGTCTCATACATGTCACGATATGCCGGTTCGATCTTCGCCGCCGCAGCAAGCTGCTCCCCGTAGAGCTTCTTGCCTTCCTTCAGCGCGTCTTCCCAAAGCTCCTGATTGGATTCGGCTATGAGGCGATTCTTGCTTTCCTGCTTTGCCACCATCTGCATCGCTGCGACGAGTTTCACCAGATCCCGCTTGGCCAATTGCTGGCTGCCGGAAGTCATGATATCGAATAGGTCTTTGCCCGTCTCTATGTTCTCCCCAAACAGGCGGCTAAGCGCAGTCGTTCCGTCCTCATATCTACGGTTGGCCAGCATCTGGACCGCGGAGGTCGCCAATAGCTCGGTGCGTTCCTCGCCAAGCGCGGCCATGACCGCATTGTGGCGTGCGATCTCCGCGTCCATCGCGGCCTGCGCCTCTTTGGTGCGCTCCTGCGAAAGGCGATTCATTTCCTCTGTATGCTGCTCTTCCTCCGCCTCCATCCGTTGCCGGAGGCTTAGGTGCTCCGTGCCCAGTTCGGTGTAGAGGGAGCCTTGCGCTTCATACCATTCGGCTGCCATCTGGCGGCCTACAGCAATTCGCTCACGCTCTCTCTCCTCCCAACGGCGGTCAATCTCGGCCATGTCCCGGTCGCGCTTTTCGTGCCACTCCAGCGTATCCTCAACATAGCTTCGCTCGGCTTCTGAAAGGCCATCTAACGTTCCTGCCTTGTCCTCAAGCGCCCACATCGCCCGCTTGATGGAATAGGCCAGATCATCGGTGGCCTCGGTCATATCTTCTTTGGCTTCGGTCTGTTCGACAATCAGCTCATACTCTTTTTTGCCGACGCCATAGTATTGCTTGCTTTCCTTCGCCAGAGCCTCTTGCGTTTTAATCCATTCCCGCGTCTCCTTGGTTATCTTCCCGTAGAGTTGCAGATCATCCCTTAGTCGTTTGCGCACCTTTTCGTGGACGGCCTCGTAGCCCAAAACGCTTCGGATGTAATCCGTGCCCTCCAATTGCAGCAGATGTAGGGCGTCTTTCACATCGGTCAAGGTCGGGATGACCATTCCGATCCTCGATAGCGGGTCTTCCAACCTGGGCACGACCTCTTTCTGGAATATGTAGGTGGCTGTGCTGATCGCCGCAATGGCCACAACCACCTCAGCGAGAGATGCCTGCGCGACAGCACCAGCGGTGGCGAGGCCCTCAGTGGCCTCGGTCGCGGCGGTCAGCCCCTTCACACTACCCATCGCTGCGCTGCCCATATCGCCTATTGCCTTGCCCACCCCTGGCAAGACCCCACTCAATCCCCCCAGGCCCATCGCCAGCTGTCCGGCGGGCGCGACCATGTCCGAGAATGTCTTCAGCGGCATGGAGATCTTGCTCAGGACGGGGGACAGCCGCTCGGCCAGGGAATTGCTGAAGTTCTCCGACTTCGCCTGCGCCCTAGCCATGTCGCCCGCGGTGCCCTGCAATGTGTCGCCGAGCTGCGCCATCTTCTCACGGCTCTGCTCCAGCACCGTCTGCGTGAAGGCTTGCTCACGGGTCATGTCCTCGTTGGCGGCCATCAGCTCGGCCATGCGCTCCCTGCCACGGCCCGCACTCAAGGCAAACGTATCCATACGGGGAATGGACTGGTTGGCCAGCATGAGGGCGAATTCCTCTGCGCCCGTTTTGGCATCCTTGCCCATCGCCGTAGCGAGCTGCGTGCTGGCCTCTAGAAGCTCCGCCGCTTCGTCAACGGTGCTGGCCAACCCCATGCCCAGGAAGCGGTTGGCCGCCGCCATCGCATCCATATCGGAAAGCGTATTGCGAGTAGCCTGGCGGAAGGCCTCCAACGCGGTAGGGGCGTCTCCGCCCACGGTTTGCAGGAACTGCTCGAAGGTGCGCCGGGTGCTCTCCACCTTCGCACCCGTCCGCGCCATCTCCGTCATCTCTTCGGAAACGTCACGCAGCGCGCCGACCGTGGCGATGGCGAGCGTGGCCGTGCTTATCCTTTCCAGGCGCTCGAAGTGATCGCCCACCTCGTTGGTGGTGTCCTCCGCGACGCGCTCGAAGCCTTTAAGCTCCTTCTCGACCTTATCAAATGCCTTTCCGGTCTCATCTTTGGCTTTGATAAGGACGGCGACTTCGGCAGGCATTACTTACTCCGCTCCCGTTTTCTGCGCAGGTATTGCGCCCGTTGGGCCATCCGCTGTATCCAATATTCCGGTGCCTCCTCAAGCTCCCACGGCTTCATCCCCAGAGCTTCCGCGGTCTCGATCTCCTCCCACCACCAAGGCAAATCTCCCCGGCCTATCCCCGTCAGCCAGTTGACTAAGCGGTGGGTTTCCGAGGGGGGATGGTGGTTGCCGCAGTGATGTTCCGGACTATGAAGCGGAACTCATCATCCGCTATCTCCTCCCAGATGCCGGGATCGTCGGCAGGTTGCGGAAGCGGCTCGCCATCACCATTCTCCCAGTTCCAATGAATCTCGATCGTCTTCAGCCATTCCGTGGTCGCCTCGTCCGCCTCCGGCCTGGACAGACTCTCCTCCTCGCCGTCCGGCAGCAGGCTCCGGCGGCCTATCTCCACCAGCCCGCGCCACAACCGCCGGGGAATGCGAACTGGTATCCAGATCGCATGATGGTCCTTATGCGCCGGTATCTCCGCGCTGGAGACGCGAAAGCCAGAATGGGCCCTCTCCTTTTCCCTCTGTGCCATATCTCCCTCCATTTACGGATATGCGACTATCGTATTGATAACCTCGAATTGAAACTCCCTACCGGATGTCGGGTCCCACACTGTGCGGGCCGTCAGGCTCATGATGTCGTTGCCGTCGCGCTCGCCTAGCGCGTCATGGCTCTCGTAGATTGCGCAGAGATCGATGGTGGCCGTCTTCCGCAGCGGGGCTTCATAGACCGAGCCGATGCCCTCGATGCGTATGAAGCGCCGTGTGCCCGCACGCCAGAGTAGCCATTCCGCCACGGTGTTGTCGTTGAATTCGAAGTTTACCCTGAGCGTCAACGCCCGGCTGGCCAGGCCGTAATCGGAGAACGTGAGCTGCCCGTCCTGGAAGAACTTCTCGTGAAAACCGGGAATGTCCACGCTCCAGCCGATCAGTGTCCCCTGCATCGGCGTGGTGCCTAAGCCCGCCCAGGTATCGTCGATGTAAATCTGCGTCATCTGCCCAAGAATGGTCTCCAGCGGCGTGGGATAGGTTATGTCCTCGAACGCGCTAGGGGCGAGCTGATCGCCGAACAGGTCCCCCGTCAGCGTCCACGATCCCCGCGACTCCGCGCCCATGCTGAGGCTGTGCGCCGCCACTCCCTCGACCTGCCAGCAATACTCGTTGTCGCCCACCCGGACGGTGAAAATGTCCGGCGTGTCGCCGTTGGCCAGGTCGGGGTTGTAAGTCCACCGCCGCCCATCCACGCCCACCACCGCCGGGACCACGTCGCCCTTGACACCCATCGCCAGAAGATTGATGAGCTGCTCGAAGGTCGCGCCCTCCGTGCCTGCGTCGAATGAGAGAGCGGCGATGACTGCGCCATCGTATATCCTGCGATGGGAGCTCATTATCCCGCTGGCCTCGTCCACGAAGGTGCGATCCCGCTCCTCCACCGCGTCCATCATCCCGACCAGCTGCGTGGTCGGCACCACCGCGGCGGCATAACCGTAGGTCTCCTTGCCGAGTTGAATGCGTCTAAGGTCCCGCACACCACTAGTCAAATCTGCCATTTCCGTTGCCTCCTATAAATCCACCGTTATCGGGGCCAACATGTACTTGGCCCACATATTGAAACGCACTCCTAGGGTCTTCACCCCATTCCACTCCGCTGAGAAGAATTCATAACTGCCCTCCGCGTCATCAGGACTATTGCCGAAACCGCTCACATCGCATGTACCAGTAAGCGACAGGTTTTGTGCATAAAGCTCCTGAAAGCGTTCAATGAATGGCGTCACTTCTCGATCGACAAATTGTAATCCTCCTATTTGCGCACGCCGATGGTGCACCTCAATGACCCAGCGATAGATATTGTCCTGTCCCAAGCCTCGACTGTGCCGCAGAGTCCCCGGACCGCTGGTGTAGCGCACCGAACAGGGGAACTGTTCCAGACTATCCGGAGGTTCAACATAGACCTTTCGCAAACCCAGCGCGGCCTTGTTTACCTCCTCCAACGCTGCCGTTGCATTCCGAATGTCCTTGAATGCTTCTGCTAGTGCCATTCCTTATCCCCTCAGAACTTCTTCGCTGCCCGCTCCACGGCCTGGCTAATCATCCGGCGCACGGTATCCGCCTTGATCCGCACCGCATTCTCTAGGATGTGCCTGGCCCGCGTGCCGGGATGCTGCACCGACTTGACCGTGATGGTTTTCCCCAGCTTCGCCCAATAGAAACTCAGCGCCTTTTTCCGCTTGGCCCTTATGATGTGCGGGGGCGTGCCTAGTTCGATATAGGGCGCATATTTGACCCTGCTCCCCACACGCCCGACGATCTCCGCCCCCAATGTCCTGACCTCATGGATCCCCTCCTTCGCACGGCTAGTTGCGCCGATGCTTGACATGTATCGCCCTGTGTCCACTGGCGCGGTTTTCTTTGCCTGGCTGGCGATAACATTCAAGCCGTCTTTTATCGCCTGCATCACTTCGGCACGCTGGATTTCGTTAAAGCCGTGCAGTTTCTTCAACACCATGTCTATGCCCTTGATATCGATGCTGACCTCAGGCAATCGTGATCCTCCCCTCGATGCTCGCCAGCAACACCCGCACGGTCTGGCCCAATGGCTCGTGATAGAGTATCTGGCCAAGTTCCGTGATGGCCGACTGCTCCTCAAACATCTGCTTGCCCCCCTGGAGGAGGCGGGCCACTAGAATGATGCAGCTCTCCTTGACCGGTTCCGGCGTCTCGGTGTAGCCCCCCCACAGCGCCGTCACGATGATGTTGCGCTGCCCGTCCGGCCAAGTGGAGTAAGCGCCATACTCTTTCACCACTAGGCAAGCGATATATGACGTGTTGTAGGGCCAGCCGATAAAATCGGTCTCCTCCACCCACTCCGTCAGCGTGGCGTCGCTCTCCTCGATGTGGACGCTGTCGATGCTGGTGCAGCGGTCAATCCATTGCTCGCCCTCCACGCTCCCATCGTAGCGGTGTATCTCCGCCACCCCGTAACCCGCGGCATCGCCGTTATTGTAGTAGCTCACCGGCACGCTCTTGTAGTTGTCGATCCAGCGGCTTACCACCGGGATGAGAAAATCTATCAGGGTATCCTCTGCCGGATCGCCTTCGGCCAGGTGGCCTTTGATCTCGGCGCGGCTGCAATAGCTCTGCGGGTTGGTCGTCTCGTAGCTCATTTATTCCGCCTCTCCTCATCCGAGACGGCCTTGTTCCGCGCCGCCTTTCTGGGTTTCCGCAAGGCCAGATCCGCCCCGGTCATCACCTTCGGCGTTCTCCGTTTACGCTTCCTCCCAATCTGTTCCAGCATCATCTCCGCCCCCGTCTTCGACTTCACCCTTGCTGGCCTCCTTCCCCTGTTCCGTATCTGGCTGGCCAAAAGCATCAATTCGTCCCCCGTCAACACCCGCCCCCGGCGCTTCTTAAACTTCCACGCCGTCCGCTGGCCGAACTCATGGAACAGCACTTTGGCCTGGCTTGGAGCGTTAGTATTCCAGGTGTAGGGCATGGTCAGCACCAATGCCTTGCTCCTGGCGATCGCACGCAGGAGTGCCATCTGCTCATCCCACGCTCCGAAGCGCTGCCATTCCTCGCCCCACAATCGCAATAGTTCCTCCACCCGCCCGTTGCGCTTCCAGAAAAGCATCCCGGAATTGTGGTAGAGTATGAATTGCGCCCCACCGAATAGCCCCCGCGTGTATTTGGCCTCGTTCTCCCCGACCATGTACTGGAGGATCGTGCGGCCACCCGTCTCCGCGACCAGGAAATCCCAGCGCTCCAGAAGGTCGAACCCCAGTTGCGGGCTTCCCCGGAATGTCGTGTCGGCGTCCACATAAAGCGTCTGCTGCCATGGCGATAGATGATAGAGGTACGGCTTGATTCGCCCGGCGAGGAACTCCACCCCGCGGAACGGGTCGATGGTCATCTCCAATTTCGTCTCCAGCCGCTTATCACCCTTGAGTTCCTCCTTCAGCACCTCCACGCTCTCGTCGCCCACCGCCAGCACGGGCATGTCCGGCTCCACTTTCCAGAGGCTGGCGATGCTCTGCCCCGCGGCCCAGACCGCCTTGTCACCCCATACCATGTAGACCACACCTCGATCACTCATAAGGATATAACGGCCTCCATATACGGTCTGCCAATCTACTCAATCCTGCGACAATTAACACTATGCCTGCCCACGCGAACACACTTGCAAAGATACCGACAATGGCCGCACAAATAGTCACGCCAATTTCGAACATCATGTCATCTCCATCGCTTATAGAGCTCTTCGAACTGTCTTCGGGCCAAGAGCAATTCCCTGCCGGAAAGCGCCTGCGTCCGCACCATGCAATCGTATCGTCGCGGGTCGGCTTTGTAGTATGTCGGCACCGAATTGTGCCATTCCACGTCGTACCGCTCCGGATGGTTATGGATGGGACTCCCGGGATAGATGCTGAGGATGGTGAAATCCACATCATCCAATCGTGTCTGCAGGAGAAACTCTTCGGTTTCCCCCACGCTCTGCCAATCCTCGCCCGGCAAACCTACTATGAAGAACCCCTTGACCCGCAAATCCGCGGCCCTCAATGTCCCGATGGCCTCCCGTATCTGCTCGACCGTCTCCCCCTTCTGGATGTTCCGCAGTATCCGTTCGCTTCCGCTTTCGATGCCGATGCCCACCTCCACACATCCGCCATCCTTCATGGCCGTGGCTATCTCCGGCGTCACCTGGTCTCCCCGCATCAGGCAGCGCCAGACGATGCCTTCGCTCCCCAATTCCCCGCAGAGCCTTCCCAAACGCTCCCTATCTAGCCCCAGCGTGTCATCGACGAACATGATCGCCCGGAAACCCGCAGCCTTTATCTCACGCGCCTCCATCATGATGTTCTCGACCGAGCGCATATGGACGCGGTTACCCAATGGCTTGGAGCAAAAGGCGCATCGGTGTGGGCATCCCCGGCTGGTCATCATCATAGTGGCCGGCAGGCCGTCTATGGAATATTGGTAGCGCCAGGCTTGTCTCCGGTCGGGGAAAGGCACATCATCTAGGCTGTTGATTCTTTCAGCAGCGGCTATACCCTTCCATTCAGCATCACGGAAGAGATAATCAACCTCCTCCTCTGCCTCCCCCCGCAGCAGGGTGTCGCAGCCGTAACTGAGCACCTCATCTGGCGCGAGCGTTGCGTGAGGTCCTCCCGCCACGATCCTGGCCTGGGGATTTATCGTCCAGATGAGCGGCACCAGTCTTTCCATCCGCTCCGCTTGCGGGGACGTGCCCGTGATGCCGTACACATCCGCATTATCCGGGATCGCATCGTCAAAGGCCATATCCGCCACGGTCACATCCCAGCCCTTGGCCCGCAGCGCGGCTGAGACATACCAGAGACCCAGCGGAGGGAAGACCGTATCACTTATCATCATCCCCGTCTTGGGGTTTATCAGGCACGCCTTCATGCATCCCCCCTCGGTGGCCGGATACTGGCCTGCGCCGCCTGGCTCCCGTAACGATGATAGATCAGCCTCGTCTCCTCCCTCCGGTTACAATTCCAGGTGTAGGGGAGGGTGAGGAAGGCCATCTCCGAGCGGGCCAAAGCTCGCAGCAAGGCAGCCTGCGGGTCCCAACTCCGGAAGCGCGCCCATTCCTCATGCCAAAACTCGAAGAATTTTCTCACCGTCTCCCCACGCCGCCAGAGGAACATGCCACCGTTGTGGTAAAGCAGCCACCATGCGCCGCCGAACATCGCACGCGTGTATTCCATCTCCGGCTCCTCGATCGTCCGGGAGAGCAGATGGCGCTCCGGCGTCTCCGCCAGCACGAAATCCCAATTGTCCAGGAGATCGAACAGTGTTTCCGGAGAGGCCAAGAATTCGGTATCCGCATCCAGATACATGGTGCGCTCCCAAGGCGAGGCCCCATAGAGGTAGGGCAGTAGGCGACCCCAAAGGAATTTGTCGCCATCGAATGGGGAGACCGGCAATTCTCCAGCATCCCCGATCCTCAATACTGGCATGTCCGGCAGCCAGCGCCGCAGGGAGGCCACACTATCCTCCGCTTCCTCCGCCGCCCGTTCGCCATACACGATATACATCACGCCTCGACTCACTTCCGCCTCTCGAATGCGATGGTCCACCCGACTTGCCCGCGGTAAAACCATTTCTTGCCATCCCACCAACGGGTCACCGCCTTCGCGACGCCGGGCACGGAGGGGAAAAACATGTCATGCAAAGCGATATAGCCACCCACCTTCACTAAGCCGCCCCAGCCTTTCAGATCTCGAAGCACCTGCCGATAGGCATGGCTCCCGTCTATGAACAGCATCGCGATCTCGCGCTCGCCGTAAAGTTCCAGTGCCTCATCCGAAGTCGTGGCGAAGAGCTCCGGCGGCTCCAGGCCGATCCGGGCCAGGTTCGCCAGCCATTTCTCCTGCGTGGCCTCCGGGTCGCGCCACTTGGGGGCCATATGCTCCGCGCCGAACGGCTCGATGGTGGTGAGATGAGCCTCCCAGGGCTTGGCCGCCATCTGCATGATCGCCGTGGTGCGCCCCATCCACGCGCCTATCTCCACTAGGTTGCCTCTGCGCCGTGAGAGACGATAGAGCCACCTGGCCTCGTTCTTACCGAACATCCCCGGTATCATCCAGGCCAGCTTCAGCATGACCTCTAATTCAGTTCTCTTCGGTCCCGCCATTATCCTGGTGCCCCCTTCCTCGCCACAGTACGATGTTTGTGATAGACGAAGCGCGCCTTGTCCTTCCGGTGCGTGTTCCATTGCTCCCTCATGGGCGCGATCCGCACGGGATAGCCATACAGCGCCCGCATCAAAGCCATCTGGTCCTGCTTCCCCCAGCGCAACCATTGGGTATGCCAGTTCTGAAAGAAGCGGCGGTTGCGCTGGTTCCGGGTGAAACCAATCACGCCCGAATTGTAGTATTGCACCTCCGCCGTCCCGATCTCTGCCACGGTCTGATCCACCTCCGCAGGCATGAGCGCGGGCCAGCTCACCCGGCTGAGTATCCTGTTCGGGTCGATCGCCAAGACCACATCGAAGAAATCCAGAAGCGTGAACGTGGACATGCTCGCCCCCACCACCACGCAATCGGCATCGAGATAGAGCGTCTTGTGGAAGGGCGAGAGCGAATACATCCGGGTCTTCACCGCCCTCGCTCCCGCGTCGAGGTCGGGATGATAGATGTGGTAGTCGCTATCAATTTCCAAGCTCTCGTTCCCCACCGTCGCCACGGGCAGCCCCGGCATGTGCTCATGCAGGGAACGGATGGCTTGCTTAGCCCCCTCTCTTGCCTTGGAGCCATAGGCGACGAGTAATGCCCCCCGGTCGGCTAACATATTTCGGAAGGCGATTGAAACGCCAGACCGCTCGACCTCGATCCATTCCCTTGCGTGCTCTTGCCACTCGTCCACCACCTCCTTCACTTCTGGCCTGTCCAGGCAGCGTTTGTGCGCTTTGCCATAATCGTGAAACACCACCGCGCCGCCCGGCTTCACCTTCGGGAGCCAATTGTCGATATCCGCTTGCACCTCCTCCCGGCTGTGCCCCGCGTCCAGATGCAGCAGGTCTATCTCACGCTCGAAATGCTTCGCGGCCTCATCGGTAGTCATCGCCAGCAGGCCTTTGGGCATCAGGCCGAGTTTCTTGAGGTTGGCCCTGCATTGCGCCTCCGTCGCGCCTTTGTAGCCTCGATGTTTCATGCTCCCGAAGCTATCCACGCCGTATACGTCCGCCTTCGGGTTGGCCAGCATCATCGCGGCCAACGAGCGGCCCTTGTAGCAGCCCAGCTCCACGATGACCTCCGCGGAACGGGCCATGCGGATGAGCAGAGCCGTCTCCGAGGCCGTCATCAGGCCGGGGATGCCTTTGAGCTTTTGCTGGATGCTATCGGTCATAGCTCGAACTCGAATCCTTCCCAGACATCGGCATTGATGTATTTCTGCTTGTCAGGATAGGCGGCTATGAAAGTTCTGATCGTCTGCTCGATCCCATCGGGGATGGCCACGAAGGGGATGGGCACCTCGAAACGCAGATATCGCCTTCCCACCGTAGCTCCGCAATGCGCCATCGCCTGTGTTGTCTCCAGCACTATACGGTTCACATGAATCGTGATGGCCATCCCACCCTCCTAGATAGATAGATTCTCCAGCACCCCCACGGCGCACTCCGGGCGGCGGGTGGCGCCTGCCGTGACCGGGCAGGGATCATCATATGCGCCGTAGCCGATGGAGTTGTTGAACCAACGCCCGAGAAGGCTGCTGCTGTCGCGAAAACCAGTGTAGGTCGCCGCCACATCGTCCCCCATAATCCCGAACCAATAGAGGCCGGGCGGGAGCGTGGTCACGGCTACCGGCACGATTTGAACATTGGCAGTGGCAGCCTGCGCAACCGAAGCACTCTCTACTATCAACGCGCCGCCATCGGGAATGTCGCCCGCGGGGCCGTCCTCGTAGAGCGCCACGCGGACATTGCCTGCCTGGGCGGCGCCAACCATGTAGAGAAACTCATCAGTCCTGACCGGCCATCGCACCTCAACAGCGGCTATGAATACCCTACCGGCCGCCCCCACCGCGGCACTCGCCCTGTCGAAGCCCATGCAAATGCCGTAGAACCAGCGGGTGTAGGCCACCGCTTCCGCAAGCGAAGGATTGATTATTCCCGGCCCGCCCATCACCGCACCCCCTCGGCCTCTTGGATGGCCAGATTCTTCTCCCCCGTTCCCCCATGCCTGCCATAAATGGCCTGCGTGGTGAGCAGCGGGTTGAGGA